GTGGTAAAAGAACTGGAAGATGAAAAGGGGTTGGTGCTAGATGGTGCCAACCCTTATCACCTCATGTTTGTTGTAGATTTTGTCACCTGGCGGTATCAAAACAGGGACACGCCCGAAGGCTATGCCTAGACACTTGCAATTTCGTTTACACAACTTGATCATATCGGGTGGTGGTGCCAGTGACGTTTGACCACGAGCTTGTCTTGGTTAGGATAGAGGCTGGTGAAAATGACCTGGGCGATCCAATTATAATCCGCACCGAAAAGCCGGTATTGTGCGACGTGTTATCGGTAGGGAGAAACGAACACTACCAAGCGGCCGCTCATGGTTTGAAGCCCGAACTCGTTTTTGTCGTCAACCGCTGGGACTATGAGGGTGAGAAAGAGGTGATGTTTGAGGGCGAAAGGTATAACGTCCTCCGCACCTACTGGCCCAAGACGGCTAAAGGTTTGGGAGACTTTGAAACCGTGGAGTTGGTTTGCGAGGGGGTGGTCAATCGTGGCAATGCCTAAAAGTGTTACCAAGGTGAGAAAAGACGGAATTGAGTTTGTCTCTAGCGTGGACCGCGTCCAGTATACGATTATGGAACTGTCTAGAGCTGCACTTAGGGATACTGCGAAGTTGTTGCGTAATCGCATCAAAAGTATGGCTCCCGAAGATACGGGCAACTTAAAACGCAATATCGGGAGTTGGGTGCGCAAGGCAGCTGACGGCGAAATGCCCTATTTACAGGTCGGGGTGTACGACAAGGAGAGGGCGGCTAAAAAGGGTTTAAAGCATGCCTATTACGCTGGTTTCCAGGAATTCGGCACAAGCAAAATGAGTGCGGCCAACGGCGGTCGGGGTTTTATTAGACCGGCTGTTATGGATAGCATAGATGAGGTCAGGATCATACAAGGCAAATACCTAAGTGAGATCGAAAATGAAAACAAAGCCCTAGGTCTGATAGATGAGAGCGAGGAGATTGCTGATGATTGAACAATTTGGGAAAAAAGAAAGGCCCATCATTTAACAGGCCGGTTATATTTCTTGAGCAAGTCTTCAATCGCTTCCTGAATGTATTGTGCCTGTGGCACCCTTGTCTCTTTTGACAAGATTTTTAACTTTTCACAAACATCCTTGGTCACATAAGTGGTAAATCGTATTTTCTCCACCTTAACAACACCTCCTTTTATATCATAACATTAAAACGTGTGATTGTAAATGTAATAACTTTATGATACACTGTATATGGGAGGGAAAGGGGGGAGATAAAGTGGTGGTTTACAAATACACCAACAAAATAAATGGTAAAGTATATGTTGGAATTACGACTCAAAAATTAGAGAACAGACACACTTTGCACTTGGCGAAGATCAATGACGGGACGTATTTTCATAACGCGTTGAAAAAGTATGGTGCTGAAAACTTTTCGCTAAACATTATTGACGAGGCTAAAACACTAAAGGAACTTAGAGAAAAAGAGAAATATTGGATAGCATATTATAATAGTTACGCTTTTGACGAAAGTGCAAATGGATACAACCTTACCATAGGCGGGGATGGGATTACAGGATATGTGTTTAGTGAAAAAGACAGAAGAAAGATGAGCAAAATAAGGCGAGGGAAAAAGCACAGTAAAGAAACAATAGTAAAGATGAAGCGTGCCCAAAAAGGTGATGCACATTGGACGTGCAGAAAAGAATACCCTCTAACCCCAAAAGTGCTAAAGCTTTGCAAAGATAATGCTAAACGCAATTTAGGCAAGCGGCACTCAGAAGAAACAAAAGCTAAAATGAGTAGGGCACATAAGGGAAGACCATTAAGCGAAGCTGCCAAAAGAAAAATATCAGGTGCTAACAACTATAATGCAAAGTCGGTAATCTGTTTAACTACAGGAGAGGTTTTCGGCGCCATAAGCGAAGCATCCAAACAATATGGCATTAACGCTTCAAACATTGGTGAATGTTGCAAAGGGAAACGAATGTCTGCCGGAACACACCCTGATACTGGAGAAAAGATGATATGGAGGTATTACGATATTTAAACACCTGTTTGCGGGTGTTTAAATTTTAGAGAAAAGAGGTGGAACTATTGGATGATTGAGCTCAGGAAAGCATTACACAAGCACCTAAAAACCATCCAATCAAGGGTATGTTTCCAACAGGCTTCGGACACGGAGCAGTTTCCGTACCTAACGTATAGCTTTGAGATGATTCCAGACGGTGAGGGTTTTGAATTAGTCACACTCGATATTGACGGCTGGGACATGCCCATCAGTGGTGACACGACCCAGTTAGAGAATTTGATGACAGATGTTGATCGAGCGATGAACAAAAAGACGTTAACCACAGATGACCTGGTGGTTAGTTTTTATTTAGACCGGAAACTGGCTTTGGAGGACGACAATCCGAAGATAATTCGCAGAAAGTACGTTTACCAAGGTCGCATATTTGAAAGGGGAGATAACTAATGGCTTTGACACAACAGCAAGTTGAGAATATCCAAATTGATCACGGGATTGTGTTTGTTAATTACGGCGAAGAAGACCAGAAACAGCTTGGGCCTACGCGCGGAGGCGGAGAGTTTACAGTCACCAAGAATATTCGCGACATTGAATTTGATGGCCGCAAAGGAAAAACGAAAGGCTTGCAGGTGGTTGACGAGATTGACGCTCAGCTCACTGTCACGCACCTGGATGCGAGTTTGGAGACACTCCAGCTGGCCATGCCCTATGCGAAGTACGATGAAACGGAAAAAAAGATCACCTGCGGCAATGACTCCGTCGGCATTATTCCCGAGGAAGCGTACCTCAAGAACGTGACCATGTTCGCCAAAGTGGTCGGCGGAGGATACAAAAAGATCACCCTTTACAACGCAATGAGCGAGGCGGATTTCACTCTCACCGCCGCGCCGAAAGGCGAAGGTGAAATGCCGCTTGAGGTCTACGCTCACTGGGACCCCATGAATGATACCCAGCCGTTGTATGAGATTGAGGACGTTGCCTCTATTGCTACTGGAGACATCGAGCTTCCGACAGTTATTACTACTGTGCCTGCCCACGAGGCCGATGACTTTGATGTAGCCGACAG